CAGTTTTCACTCAGTACAAGCGTCGCTTAACGATCTTCTGGATGATCATTTACGCCGTAATCAATGTACTAAGGGGTTTGCCTCACCTGGGTGTCCATCCCTGGGGATTTTAACGTCTCCACGACGGAGGGAACTTAGTTTTGGGATAAGAACTGCACTTGTTCAGCGTAATTCTCAAACCAATCCTTCAAGCGCAAATCAAACGTGCGCTCAATTTCTTTGCGACACAACATGTACACATCATGCCGCTTGGTCACTTCTCGCATCTCCCTCTGGTGCTTCTCATAAAACTCCCGACCGTGGTTAAATGCCTCAATCATGGAACTCTTCACTGTTTCAGCAGCCAATTCATGCATATTGAAGTGGTGTTTGGGACTCCACAATACCTTGCATAAGGGTTTATATATAGAGTTCCGGGACAATCGCCCGAGCCGCCAACCGCATTCGTGAACTCGACTGAAATCTCGCTTTAAAAAATCGAACTCATCTAATGAGATAAACTGCTCAATACTCTTGTCCTTTGCAGGGTGTGTATATTTGATGCCAAACTTACCGCACCAATATTCCATCGTTTTCATATCCAGCCAATCACATTTCTCAGAGACAGAACCAGCACTATCATCGCCATATGTTATAAGTGCCACCATCTCTTTGAATGGAGGTAATGCTGAAAGATCATTGCCGTGTTTTGTTCTATACGCCATATAATAAACACACCGGTAAATCAATGAAACACACAACCCATTTGCATCTGCAGTGCATGGAATGCCACTTGGTGTCACACCAGTATTGGTCTGTATTACATCACCAAAATGGTTCTGGTACGAGTACACTACATCATGGGACCAAGCCAACAACCCTTGAAGATCTGATTGTTTTGTGGCTACATTTGGCCAATAATCGTCTGCGAGTCTGTAATAGATACTCAAAGCAGCACGAAAGACTGAAACTGGCATCCTCTTGTCAAACTTGCTGAAATCTCCAGCTATCAATCGATGCGTTCCAAACCTCGTCATATAATCGAACAACGGAGATCCATCCGGTCCGTGGCAATTCAATCCGACTGCACATTCTGATGAAGTGGTTATATTGCGCAATAGCGCGGACGAACACAGCGTGTATTTCCGTCCAAACCACGTTGTCACCATTGGAGCAACATGAAAAACGCGTGCTTTTTCCTTTGTGTGCACTTCGTCCTTCACACATGCTGTAAAAATAGGTCGTAATACACGACCATTTGAGTACTCTTCTTCAGCACGTCGAATGATTGCCTTATACTTCTCCTGAATATCCCATATTGGACCATCATACTCTGGCCACGGTTTGTACTCTGGATCAGTATTCATGAACATCCCGTGTGCTTTGGGACCAACACATGGCTCACCCCACACACTTTGTCGATTCATTGGCTCTTCATAGTTTCGCCCCGTCCCATTGATGACTTCAAAATCACTTAAAGGGCGTAACCCATAATTTTGAACATCAGCAGCTTGCTTTATTCCAGTATACAGGTCGTTGAGAGCCCAATCAAGGGCCTCTTGTGGAAAGTTGTACCCAGTTATAGCCATAGCATCAGCTGCAGCTTGTGGTCCAAAGTACTGCGGCTTTTCCACAGGTGGGACATAACGATCTGGATCAACTCCACACACCTCCAACATGGAGGGAGCCAACACACTAGGCCGAACATCTGACTTAAACGTTGTACGACGGGCACACGTTCCTAACACCGTAAATTGTGCATCATCACTTGTCCAACGCAACGCAGACTTATAGTGTGGCTCCTTTTTCGCTTCAAATCCAGAGACTGTTTCAAAGTACTTGTTTTCACTCTCTGGAAGCATTGGAGTTGCAGATTGGCGCATTAGAATTACATCTATTGCTGATTTCAATTGGTCTTGTGTTACAACGCCAGCTACACTTTGACCCTTGCGAATCTCACTTCCCGCTGTATGCAAACCAATAATGTGAGAACGTGATCCAATCGAGACCAATGGTGAACCACATAACCCCACATAACTCTCTTCACGAACATAATTCACACCATAGTAAGGTTCGACTCCATCAACACTAACAATTCCTTGTGCAAATGGTTGGACTGTCTCTTCCTTCAAAGTGGCATCTGCATTCCGAGTGAGCGACAAAGCTGGAACCAAAGAGGCACCAGTGCTGATGGGAAAGTGCTTAATCAAATTAGCTCGATCTCCCACCTCAGGCACGTTCATCACAGCAAAATCAGTGTTCGGTATAGGAGAAAAACCGAAAACATCAAGTGTGTGTTTGAACTGATGCCCTTTCTTGGGCTCCCCACATCTGAAAATAGCAGTGAAGATCTGTTCCTCATAAGGCACGTTTTCACGCACCAGATCACGCAGTTTTAACAACCCATGCTTTACTGTGATCATATAACCTGGCGCTATTGCTAGTGCCAAAAGTGATGCCACACCTTTATCACCTTTAGAAACGGCAACATGATACAAATTTCGAGCGACAATTGGTTTTAGATCATCAGAAACTGTGGTTTTAGAAATTGGTGCCAAATGAGTTATATCAACCATTGGCTTCTCTTTATTCCACGGGTTCACTTGTAACTTGCGATATCGAGGATCATCAAGTGGAGTTGGTGAATACTCACCTGCTTGGGGCTTTAGAACTTCTGACATCTTGCGTGTTTTCCGAATAATTTGACACGCTATAATGATTAACCCAATCGCAGCGAGCTTATTGGTTGCACCACGCGCTCCTGGGTGCTTCCACTTTCCAATTAGAAACAAACGCTCATTACTGCTCATAGCACTCGCATGCAAGTACTCAAACAATGAACCAAGGTAGGTAAAAACCAAACCTTGTCCAAGCACAGAGCCAAACAATAAGTACCAGAACGGCGCAAACAATGACAGAGGTCCAAACCACAGAGCGCAATTTAGGCATGACCATAGAGTCAGGTTGTATGAAAACGAGCGATTGATATCCTTTCGAGAGGTCGGTACAATGTGAGAAGCAATCCACTCAGGAAAAACCCACTTGACAAAACCAAATTTGGGAATCCACCCAAGATAAGTGTGAAACCACTCGTGTTCACTGGCCAAAAACCGCAAATCTACATCAATCTGCTGTCGAGTTCGTGTGCTGCTATTCACAGAAGCATTTGATGTGAACATATTTGAGAAGAATGCTTCAGGGCGCAAAACCTCCTCTACATCAGCATCTTTAGATTCGTCCAGCATATCCATCATCACAGCATCCTGGACTTGCTCGTACTCATATGGCTCTTCAAGATTTACCCGTCTTCGTAAGTGTCGCGCTGCTCTACTCATTTTGTTCGAATTCCTACCACCTCTTTCAACCCTACGTCGAGTATC